TTGTGCCGGAATGACACCCAAGCACGTTCGTTTAGATGCTGGTAGGCCTTTGATGAAGCTGTGTCTGATTTGATTGCTTTCTTAAAGACTGTAAATTCGAAAGTTGAAGCTCCTGTTGGCATGTCTCTTGACCAAGTATCGTTATAATAATTAAGCGTGTTCTGCTTACTATTATCAACAAAAGCAACCTTTTGCAAGTTTGCATCGTGAATCGTTAAAAGCATTATAGCCACCTTTCTTCAAATTCAATTGTTACAGTAGGCTTTATTTTGACCCAACTTGAGCAATAGACCTCAAGCTGACTGTTTCCAGGTGGAATAGTCAAGAAACTTGAGCCATCCACTACATCCACAATCTTCTCAAGACCGTCCACAGTGACAGTGTCATTCTCGCTGTTTAGCACGACATTTGAACCAATTGGATAACGGTTAGGCACATCTCCTATTGTTGGGACAAAATCCTTACGGTATAAGAGTTCATCAAGATACATGTGAGCTAGGATAGGCTTGTCATGATACGCTCCAAGCATGACATGGATTTTAGCTGACTTTCGGTCTTTAATTTCAGGAATGATAAAGCTGTAAACAGAACCTTGATAATAGACATGAACCCTGTCATCGTTGCGCTTTATTTCAAATTGTCCTCTTGAGGATGTGAATGGGTTTAGTTTGCTATCTGATATACCTGTAAAATTCAAGCATTTAAGAAAGTAATAGCTATTCTTGCCATCAGATCCAAATACATTAAACTCACAGTCTTGTCCTTTTGTCCGTTTGAATGTTTCAATGCCGTACAAAAACTGACCATTTGTGTCTGATACTGTAATCTTGATAAAACCATATTGATTAGCTGCATTAGATACGAATATCTGTCTACCTATGATGTAGTCATCAAGAGAGCCGACAGCTCCAGAACTATCTGTAGGTATGTCCCATGAAAGAGATGTAGCATAGTTCCCATATTTTCCAGATGTAGTTTGATCTCTGAGTCTAATGTGTTTCTTATCCCACAATGTCGTTAGCTCAGCCGTCCCTACCACGTTCTCGCTATTATCGTTAGTCACAGCATTGTTTTTAGTGGCTCTTGCAAAACCATCTGAAATCCTATCGCCTCTAAAATCAAGCAAGACCTCAGAGCGCTTGACTATGCCTGTATCGGCTTCCTCACGGTCTCCAACCTCAAGAGCTCCGCTGGTGTTAACTAGACCGATATATCCATTCTCAGCATTATGTTTGACTTTAACGATCGGAAATGCTCTCTCTGTGCCATTATTTGTAAGATCAAACACCATCTTTCCTGCTTCGCTAGTTGCGTTTTTGTCGCTATCAAATCGCTTATAGACTGAACTATGAGCCACACCATCAGGAATGATGAACTTAATAGAGCCGTTTGAACGTCTCCCGCTTGCCTCTTGCATAGAGATATCATCGATTACCATGGCCAGATAGTACTTGTCTGGTTCATCTGAAAAGGTCAACTCTTTAGGACTATCAACATTAAAAATACCCGCAAGCTTGTGCTTGAGGGTATTTCTGTCTTTGGACCAGATGGAGAAGTCCACCTTGATATATTTCGCATCAATCGTTTGTTGCTGGATATTCACGCCAATTCTTGGGGCATGATCAATAGAGATAGAGCGATTGTTCCCGATATCTCGTTGGATGTCATGGATTTCAATAAACTCTCGTAAATCTGTTTTATTAAAACGCATAGTCACTTCGCTCATTCAATCACCCCTTTCATTCTTAGTAGCATTTTCTCACGCTCTTTCTGAGTTTTAGTAACGATATCCGTAACTTTTGAGCTGTCTAGATAAGCGTTTGTGTCTTTGTTAAGGATAGCAGTAAGCAATTTTTCTAAACTTGCTCTCAGAATCCTCATCTCAGACACAACTTTATCTGTATCTTGCCCATTTTGGACGCTAGTAGTCTGAATTGTGATATTACGTTGCGCTTCTTCCATTTCACGGAGGAACTTCGCATCGCTCGGGATCCCGATACCAGAAGCGTATTTCGGAACACCCATCTCACGCATCAAACGTCTGGTCTTATCCGCTCGCAAGACCTTAGAACCTCTTGGAAGAGGAAGTAAGACATCTCGACCTTGTGGGATGAAACTCCGACCATTCGGAAGAGTAACCATTTCCTTGTAGTTGCTATTTCTTTGGTCGTTAACGATAGCAAGCCCACCAGGGTGATAGTTTGTCCCGTGAGCGTGCTTGCTCGCAAAGATATTCGTAAAGAAATTACCAGTAACGCTGTCAATCCAGCTCTTAATACCTGAAAGAACGCCAGAAGCATTGTCTCGAGCGTTGATAGTGACCGTTTTGTCTTGGATACCATTGACGCCACTTTTGACCTCGCTGACAGTATCATTGGTGCCATTCTTGGCAAGGATATTCACTGGATCATATTGCTTGATAGCATTGATAGCACCGCTCGTCTCATTTCGTACACCGCCCGTTTGGTCAGCGGCAAACAAATTAATAGGAGATTCTTGCTTAGGTGAATTAACACTCAAAATCGCACTTCCAACAGCTGCACTCGTATTATCTACCGCATCCAGAGACTTAGTCTCAGCGGATGCAAAATTCCATGCTGTAATCTTATCGATAGATAACTGGCCATTGTTCAAAACATTCGTAGGATCTGCCTTCAAATCTTTTGTAAACGGTGTGGTCGCATTCCAGGTTGTCAAAGTATCAGTAGAACGAGCAACTGCTTTTTGGATACTCTCATCATTGGCCAGCAACTCTTTCTGTTTTGGTGTGAGCGATTCATAGTTAGATAGAGCCTTTGAAGCTTCCTCTGCCTTGTTCATGACATCGGCATTTTTCATGAGGAGTTCTTTAACTTTAGCTGGCATACTGTTCCATGTTTTAAGATGGGTTTCACTATCAAAGATGGCTTGCAACCCAGCTTGGTTCTTGACAATCACTTGTTTCTCTTCGAGAGTCATGTCTTTCCATTTACCAGATTCGACAAGGGCCTCGGCTATAGTCACACGAGCATTTGAGTTGATTTCCGCAGTTTTAGCAATAAACTGCAATTGTTCCCAACCTTCCGCAGATTTGGCAGCCTCTCCGATAACTTCTTTTACATTGGATTTAACTTGGAAATTTCCGTTCTTATCAATGTTACCGACTAACAACGACCAGGCATCATTAGCCTCTTTCACTTCCTTGCTCATCTCACTGGTGTAGTTAGCAAGAATGCTATGCGAATTCCCAACCTTTTGAGAAGCTTCTGCAGCTTTTTTACCAATTTCTTCATAGGATAGGCCGTACTCTTCCAGAACTTTCTTGGCTTCTTCCCAGTAGTTCCAACTTTGGCCGGTTCGAGCTTTCACCTTTGCATCGAGATTTTGCATGACCTGGTAATACTTACTTCCAAGAGCTTCCATGGTTTGAGTATGGTTTGCTTCAAGCTCTTGCATTTTCTTGTTGTAAGTTTCTTGATCTATTGCTTTCCCGTCAAGTAACTCCTTCCACTCACTCTTTGAGTTTTCATAGAGTTTATTTTCTTCATCAAGTGCTTGTTTTAAAACATCTCTAGTATGTTTTAACTGTGTTTCGTTGAGTGAGCTGATTTTACCATTTAAAGCTTGAAGTGCTGCTGTTTGTTGTTCTTCAGACAAACTCATCAACTTCAACTTAGCCTTAACCATCTCATTCTGATTGTTCAGGATGATTTCTTTCTCCTCTTGAGAGAACTTGCTCGCATCTCCGTTATGACGTTGATAAATCTCATTAATTTGATTCATCATAGCCTCAGTGTTAGAGACAACCTGGCCGTTTCTTTCCTTGGCTTTGGCAATATCGTCCTCACTAAGGCCCCACTTAGCGCCCAACTCTTCCATTCGTTTGTTGGTCTTGTCCGCAGCAGTAGCGATTTCTTCATAGAGCTTTTTAAAGGCTCCAGAAACCTTGTCGGCATCTCCAGCATGAGTACCGAAGTTTGCAACAGCCGTACTGGTTTCATCAACCGTTTTTTGAAAACTTCGCAATTCTCCACGAGCAGTATCACTCAACTGAGAGCCAAACTCTTCAGTCTTGATGCGAGCCTTGTCTTTCTCGTTTCCAAGATAGACAAGTGCGGCGGTAGTAAGGCCGAGACCTCCGACTATTAAACCTAGAGGATTCGCAAGCGTCCCCATTGATGTTGTCAGAAGCCCCGTTGAAGTTGATGCTGATGCAGTCGCATTCCCAAGCGCTACTGCTCCACCAGATGCCAATTTAAAGGCAGACGATAGATTTCCGGTTGTTCTAAAAGCTTGGAAAGTCTTATACATTAAATTCATGCCGCCGACCGCTTTGCCAGTTCCCTTAGTAAGCCAGCCAATTCCTTTTGTCAAGCCTCCTACAATTCCAATACCTTTTCCTAAAAGTGTTAACGCTGGACCAGCTCCTGCGGTTAACGCTGCCCATTTTAGAACGTTTCTTTGTTCCTCTTCAGACATGGAACTGAAATGTTTAGCCATTTCAGCTAGCATGTCAATCCAAGGTTTACCAGCCTTTAGACCGTCACGTAGAGCCTTTAAAAGTGGCCCACCAAACTCAATAGCCAAGTCAGTTACCTTGTTCTTGAACATCTTCAGTTGAGATTCTGTTGTCTCGTATCGCTTATTAGCTTCATTTGTCAGAGCAGTATTCTCTTTCCAAGCCTGGTTAGAACGTGCAACTGCTGCGCTCATTTTATCTGATGATAAGGCTAGAGATTTAAGCATGTTTCCTTGCCTAATACCTGTCATGCCTAATTTCATCAAGATAGCATCCATATTCGCACCTTGCTCACGAGCTGTGTTAAGACCTTTAATAAAGGCTTGCAAAGCTTCAGCAGGCTTTTCTTTCCAAGCTTTTTGGAATTCCTCTGATGTTGTTCCTGCGACTTTGGCGATTAAAGCTAGATCATCTGCTGAGTCCTTTGTGGTCAATGAAACAGCATTACCAATAGCCGTCAAAGTTTGAGTCATAGCGGTACCACCAGCCTCAGCCTCAATACCAACCGAACTCATCGCAGTAGCAAGACCAAGGATATCTGGAGCAGTTAGACCAGCCAGCTTACCACCAGCCGCCAAACGGTTGGTCATTTCAACGATATCACGCTCGGTAGTAGCAAAGTTGTTACCTAAGTCAACAACAGATGATCCAAATCGTTTGTATTCGTCTGATGTCAAACCAAGGATATTCGCAATCTTAGCGATAGCGGTCGCAGCATCCTCAGCACTCAAGTTTGTTGATTCGCCCATATCAATCATGGTACGTGAGAATGTGAGGATGTCCTCTGCCTTGATACCTAACTGACCGGCAACTTCAGCGACATTTGCAATTTCAACCGCACTAGCTGGCAATTCTTTAGCCATCTGACGAATACCGTCAGATAAGTTTTTGTAAGATACGGTTGCGGTCTCGTCTACCGTTTTCTTAACACCTGCAAAAGCAGATTCATAGTCAGACGCAGTTTTCGTGACAAGTCCAACACTAGCAACTAAAGGAAGGGTTAAGCCAGTAGTCAACTTACCTCCCAAGCTCGAAACGTTATCACCAAAAGTCTTGATTTTATCGCCACTTTTGATAAGGCCGTCTCCAAATTTATTGATACGGTTCGCAAAGCTATTCTCCTTACCAACTGCAATCAGAGCTTGTTGCACGTTACGGAGTTGACCTTCCATGGCTGCCAGCTTAGCATTCTCACGTTCAATCTCAGCAGCGGCCTTATCAAATTTAGCTGTACCAGGTTCGAGAGTATCAAAACTTTTCTTCATCTGGTCCAAGACTTTTCTTTGCGATTCAATCGCTTGGCCAAGTGTCTTATACTTAGCTTGAAGCAAGTCTGTGTTTTTCCCATTATTTTTAAGGGAGCTGTCTAGCGCCTTTACATTGCTTTGAAAGTATTTAACCGCATTCTTGGCACCATTTAGAGTAGGATTGAACTTCGACACGTCCAGCCCTAGCTCGATATACATTTGACCTAACGGCGTTCCACCTGCCATTCAAATCCTCCTTTTTAAATCATTTCTAGAAAGTCAGCAAGATCCATGACTTCCTCAGTTTTAGCAGATTCGGTTTCGCCAAGAACACCCATCAGGTCCTCCCAGCTCGTATCCATAACATCCCGGATACTCATACCATAGGGACCCTCTGTGACTTGCTTGATAAAACCATAAAATCGATTGAGTGCTTGCCTAGGTGCTAGTTGTTCTCCTTTGGGTCCTCGTCACCTACCAAACAAGCGTAAATTCTTGAAAAGATAACTGCGACGTCGGCGAACCTTGTACGCTTCAATAAATCATCAACGGTCACATCATCGCAAAGATTGGCGATGAATTCCAATTGCTTATCGAGTTTTTCTACATCATTGATATCACTTTCCAACTCAATCATTAAGTTTAAGTAATCACGAT